GACAAAGGTGAAAATTAATATATATATATTAATTTTACTCCTCCTCGCTTCGCGAGACAAACCCCGACACCGATCCCCCTAGTGGCCTAGCCACTACGGGCATTAATAACCATTCTGAGTTTAGCTCAGTTTGGTTTTAATGTCCGTACGTGTGCTTCACTAGGTCTTATAGACTTACATCTGCCCCTCTGTGCATTAGTCTATACACAAACCATTGTCTTGATCTGCTTGGACCTCTCAGTGGGTTGCCACTCCCTAGTAGCACTCTGCTAGTTTCAAACCCTGACCTACACCGAGCCTGGTAGGAAGCCTTGAGAATTTGGCTGCAACCTTAGCCTTGGCTATACTACTAAGGGTAGGACCAATTTGAAACCGAATCAGAGTGACTCAAGCTGAGAACCCTAGTGCATTGCAGTGCACACGCGTCGAAAGACGGGCGATAGATCAAACCTTGGGTCTGTGTAGACTATATTGCAAGAAGATGGGCTCTAAACAGGTAGACCACACCTGTCTAACCATACCACCAAACCCTTCTAAAACGCTGGCTCTCTTTATAACAACAGTGGCTGCGCAAGAAGGTAAAACCTTTAAGACAGTTGATGATGTCAAGACTATTTCTAAGTTCAACATCCGCCGTGGGAATGTAGTACCAGGCATACTTGCACTTGACAATCATACAACTCTTTCTGATTTTGAAAATCTGGTTGGTATTCAACCAGTCTTAAGAACTCTTCGAGAGCTTCTTAAGTCATCTGACTGGGCAGAGACTACTGAGTCTCTGTGGAGAAAGACCATGGATTTAACATGGTCTAAACAACTCTGCCGTGCAATCATGCTCTACGGCAGTGTTAAACTATCTTCGTTAGCATCCTTAGTTTATTACAACAAGGTGCTAGGAATTAAACAAGGTCCATTATCTGACGTGATGCGAGACATAGTGCTTACTGAGGCCGTTAATGGTACACTTGCCCAAAAGTTACTTCACTTCACAAAAGTAGAAGTAAAGCAAACTGATGACTATTTGACCTTAACTCAGAAAGGAGAGCTCTCTGATATGTTTAAGGCCAAATTGTTGCTCCTCTCTGAAAATCGCAATGGTTTCTACCAGTACAAAGACTACGTCTTCTGGCCAGCAGCCACTGCCTTAAAAACAGAGAATACAATGCAACTTTTGTACCAACAACCTTTACCTGTAGTAGAAGGTAATGCCATTGGTACAAAGAACATTAAATTAGCACCAACAAAAACCACTATAAAAACCCCTGTCACAGGAGATGTGGTTCGCATTGGTGATATCAATTACATCATACAACAAGACAACCCACCGTACTATTTACCTTTAGTAGATGGTGGTGTTGCACCCCAACCTCTGCGTGAAATTGGTACAGTCTTCAAGACTGTAAAAGTCACATTTCACGCACCTCCAAGTGACATACTTCACAACTTAATCACCCTCCAGGCGTCAGCACGTGGAGCAATCATAGACTTTGAAAAAGGTACTGATGTAGGTGAAAATGTGAAAGTTTATGTTGGACCTTCTCAACCAGGTGATGTGGTAGCGCGTGATGATGAAGATTACATCAAGTGCTTCCAAAAGGACCAGGTTAGGACTCTCTATAACACCATAAAGGATGGTACAATGTTGCAACTTTACACTCTTCAAGGTAGTGTTGTTGACAATGTTTTTCCACTCTTTCACAAACTTCTGTCATGGCTTAACAAGGTCTCAGACCTCTGTGGAGGTGCACTCTCTGCACTTGTGGCTAGCGTGACAGAACAACTTCTTAATATTAAAGTAAGCATTGTGATGCAGCTAACTAATCTTCAACTGGTAGCAAAGTCTACACTTGAGTTGGCTACTAACATCACACAGCTTAGCACTATCTTAAACCCTTTATTTACAGCAATAAAGGAGCATTCTAAGAAACTTTTCAACATGTTCACGTTGTCAATCACAAAAGATCAATTGATCTTCTTTGATGATGACGACGTGTTTGTTGCAAATGTAACATCTGACACACCAGTCCAAGGTACTGTTTACAATTTTTCAACAGATGTTGTCGTAAATTGTACTGGTGATGTTTACACTTCCACCTGTGATTATATTAAACCCACAGGTAAAAAGGAACCAATTAATGCTGTTTCAACAATCTATATCAAAAGTGGTAAGAATGTTGTTAAAATGGCCTATGATGGTGATTACTGCTATCCACAGGGTTCAGATAATTCCATCATATCACATGCTTTTAAGGTAGGTGGTCTCAAACCAATACTTATAAAGCAAACTAGTAACAAACCTAAAAAGGCTGTTACATTAAATGAAACTACAGTGGAACATGGAGAGGAGACTACTTATGGTAGTCTTAACGCAGACAAGTTTACAAATCCACAGGGACCTGTGCGTAAACTACCAGGATTGCGTTTGATCCTTGATTGTCAACTGTATGATGAAGACACTAACACAGCCATTAATGAAGAGATTCATGGTTGTGATGATAACTGGGAGCCACTCTATTATGAGAAAGACTCCACCATTGAAGACATTGAACAACTAGTTGAAGACACACTCTACACTGTTTTGACAGAACAACGTCCAGACTTAGGTGTAGACCCTGTAGACTTCATTCTATTTAATGCTGTGACTAATGACACAGCTACAATTACAGATATTAGTAGTGGCAATTTGACACTACAAATATTACCTCTAGAGGATGAAAATTGCTCTGATTCTGAAGACTACAGTAGTGGTTCTGAAGTAGAGTATGAAGAAGATGATCCTACTTATTTTGACAATGGTGATGATATAGGAGCTTATCCTATAGTACCATTGACTCCTGTTTTTACACAAAGCACAACTTCTTCAACATTGTCAGATCAGAAGTTACGCGACGCTGGTGACGCCCAGTCAGAATCTGAAGTGCTTGTCGATACAGTGGATTGTGTAGAAGAGGAGCCATTTACACCATTGAAGTCTTATGTCTCAATGGATAACTTACAATGTTCTACTGATGACGAGGAAACCATACCGATTGTTCCTGGTATGGAAAATGTCATAGTAGATGATGAAACACAGTACCCACAAGGAGACTGTGAAGATATAGTGTGTGAAACTGATGAAGAGTATTTTTCAGATTCAGAACAAACCTTAGTTGGTATAAACCAATATCTTTACAACTTACCTGTTGAAGCCATCATTGATGAACAGCCAACACAGGTAGAATTTCACATTGGAGATATTAGATCGCTGAAAGGCTTACGCAATGCAATCATTGTTAATGCAGCAAACGAGCGCCTTACCAATGGTGGAGGAATTGCGAAGGCAATAAGTGATCTAGCAGGTCCTGAATATCAAGCTTGTTGTGATAAAGCAGCACCTATATCTAAACCATTTTTAACCAATGCATATGACTTAGTTTTCTATGGCTATGCAGGAATTTTACATGTTGTACCACCACGTGGTAATGACCCAAATGTTAAGCAGAAGTTGTATGAAGCATACAAATCTGTTTTTACAAAACCATCTCATTATGTCATACCAGTACTAGGTGCTGGCATTTTTGGATGTAACCCTGTAGACTCTCTTCAAGCATTGAAGAAAGCTCTACCGCAAAACATTGGTAAAGTCACTATTATGTCCTTAGACAAGGAACATAAGAATATATGGGATGCAATAAATGCAACCATCGTGACTTATACCTATGATATGGACCAACTATACACAGGAGCTTTAAGTAAAGATCAGATAAGACAGTTGAACTTATTTGATGGTACTGATTATGTTTCTGAAGCTGTAGCTGGTGTTACTTATTTAGCAGTTAGTGACAAAGTAGCCACTAGTGCTAAAGAACTAGACTTAACAATGTCTCAATACTACAAGTATTTAGACTATTGTTCCTTACAATGGAAAGTTAAGAAAACTAACTTTACACATCTTGTAGTGGTTAGAAATAATTGTTTCATCACTGCAGTCTTAGACTTTTTGCAAAACACCCATGTAACATTTCGACAACCACTAGATGGCTTATATAAGCAGTATCTAAATGGTAATGTTGAACAACTTGTTGCATGGTGTTATGCTATAACCAACCAAACACCTGGTGACACAGGTGATGCAGTAGCTGTTTTATCAGCATTGCTAAAATACAATACTGATACCATCATTGCAACAACAGAGTGTTGCGGTTCTAAAGTTGACCTAGATGGTATGATATTTACAACTACTCTTTTAGATTTCAAACCTACAGTACACTGTGTAAAATGTGACACGTTTACTGGGTTGTCAGATCTACAAGTACCAGGTATTGTAGTAGCTTGTTCAAATGCTATAAAACCTGAAGAATACAAAACATCATTACCAACTATTAGTCACAATGCATCTGGAGTTGGTCACTGGTTCGCAGCATTAAATAAAGGATTAGATGGTTCAAACTTGAAAGGTGCAACCATTGATGTCATTTATTTTAAGAATCAAAAGCCTAAACCAGTTGAAGATGTCCTGTTGGATAATGTTGTGTTAACTAATAGGTATCAAGCACTAGCAGTTGAAGAGATAGTACAAGACACTAGTGAAGAACCTGTTAAACAAGAAGAAACTAAGGCTGACGTTGCTACAACTGATGTTAAAGTCTTAGATAATCCTGATAGTCTTGACATGTTAGCATTATGGATTGAAAAACCAGCATATGTTATGGTCAAGTCTTTTAAACTACTGGGTACTGTGCTCTTTGCCACAGGAAAAGTTGTACAGTACACCACAAAATTAATAACAGCCACTTATAATTTTCTGAAAAGAAGTGGTTTGTTAAGTAAAACTACTGACACTATCACCAACTTTTGCTTAAAAATTGTTAAGGATAATGTTAAATCTTTTACAACAAACATTAACTTTAAATTTTTAGCTACTGTTTGTTATACTTATATGTACAACATTTTGGCTGCAGTGCTACCATTTCTGATGTTAATACCAGTAGGTAGCATACTTAAGTCTGCTTTGTTGTTCTTTAACTATCTACGCTCATACACCTCAGTGTGTAGCATAGATATTATACCAAAATATGAAGAAGCAAAACCTTATAATTTAGAATCTTTTTGTTCTGACAAGCCATACTATTGTATGCCTTGTCTGCAGGGAAAGGATTCTATACATTTCTATAAACATTTAGTTGTACAATATACAACATCTATGGGCTATGACATAAATGTTACCTTATGGTCGCTTATAGTGGTGTTGTTATATTTTAAACCTCTTTTGTTTATTGTCACTACTAGTGTGGTTACATTTATCAATAGCATGGAGTTTTACATTCCATTCTATGGTACTTATAGCCTTACTTATACTAATACATATATAACAGTAATAATTATTAATTTGATGTATAAATCTTTTTGTTTTGTTAAACACCTTGTTTCTGGGTGCAGCAAAACAGGCTGTAGTATATGTGCTAAAAAGTCTGTGTATACTGTTCTTAATGTAGAAACAGTTATACAGGGTAGAAAATTTGTATCACAGGTTAGTACTAATGGTGGTACAAAGTTCTGTGAAAAACATAACTTTTATTGTTTAAATTGTGACAATCCTATGGATGATGGTACTTTTATACCAGTTGAAGCGGTTGAAAGTCTGTCTAAAGCCACTAATACACATGTCAAACCAACAAGTGTGGCATATGCTATGTCTAGAGACATAACATGTAATGGTGATGTCTTTATGGCCAATGTTACTATTAATGGTAAGAACATAGTGACTTGTAATAAGTACACAGATGTTCGTACTGTTGATCAGTTAAAGAAACCAGACTTGCTATCTAACTACCCGCAAGACGTAGTTATTGCATGTGACTTTGAGAATGTAGCAGCTGTTAACTTACCTAACCAAATGGCTGCACCAATGTCAATGGTATTGCGGCGGTTTGTTCTAATTATAGATCAACAGCACACAAAACCGGTTAATAGTTATGAACAAGTAAAGAACCTTTTGAATGAGTTCTTTTCTTTTCAAGATTTAACACAAACAGGTGATTTGATTGCAGATGTTAAAAATGCAACTAATAATCAAGTCTCTGATACAGCTATCTGTGCTGCTAAATTTGCTGTTGATAATGGCTTGGATTTAACCATGGATAACCCTAATAATACAGTACCACATTATGCATTTGATTTCAATAGCCTACCATCAGAGGATAAAAGCACTCTAATGGATTTTGGTATTGGAAGTTCAGTGTTAAAAGGTACTAGTTACAACATTATCTTACCATACAATTTACTTGTTAAATTGTCTGTTAAGACTATAATTAAATTAAAGAGTGCTGCTATGAAGAATGGTGTGAAACTTTTAGTCACACCTTCTACGCGTGTAATACGCGGAACACTTAGTGTCATTCCTTTTAATATTAAAACTGGTGGTAACAAAGTTTACACCACTTTTCTGTCACTCTTAAAATTATTTCTACTAGTTAGTGTAGTTGCATTTTTAGCATCGTGTTTTGTTACATGGCTTTTTACACTAACACCACCAACAACAATGTCACATGTTGAAGCCTCTAATTTTAGAGTTATTAGAAACGGTGTCATTGACTCTATAAGAGCAGATGATTATTGTTTTTCTAATAAATACGTGGCATTTGATTCATTTATATCACGGCCTTATATAAATTTCCCTAGTTGTCCTGTAGTGATAGCCAATGTCTATGTGGCAGGTGATTCAGTACCAGGCATACCAGGACATTTGTTTCACCGTGATAATATAATTATGCATGCGTATGATCTACATAAATATACGTTACAGCATCTCTTTGAAACACCTGCTTCTACATGGAATGTTCCGGAAGTAGCAGGTTATACACAGTATAGTGCAGTACAAGGTAGTTATAAAGACTCCTATGCACTATTTACTTCTAAGTGTACATATCTCTCATATAAAGGAGATAGAGAGTTATATTGTTATGACAATATGACAGTACAAGAAACACTTAGCTTCATGGGTGAAGTAGAAACAGTTATAAATAAAACTGTTAAGCTTTACTCTGAATTAAAACCACATGTACGGTATATGACAGATACTGTTGATGGTAAAATACATGATGTTATTATACCGGAACAGTTATGGTATGTACCCTACCTTGTAAAATTCACTACCAATCTCTACTGTCGGATAGGTGAGTGTTTTAAGACTAACCCCGGTTATTGTCTATCATTTACTAACAAGTTTGTGGTTAATGATGGTATACAACAACCCGGTGTTTACTGTGGTGATACCTTAGTTCAATTGCTAACAAATATGTTCTTTGGAGTGGTATCAGCTACTGATATAATGAAGAGCTCAACGGCACTTCTATTATCTACTTCTTTAATCATTGGTATAGTATTCTTAGTTATGTTGTTTCAGAGGATCTTTAAGCAATACACCTCATTTGTAGGTGTTGTAGTCTTAAATGCATTCTTAAACATAATAGGTCTTATTATACTAACCATTTGCAAACCTCTAGCCTATGGCTTCTTTGGTTTGTATTTTTATGTTACTTTGACTTTAACACCTATAACCAGGAGTATAATCTATGTATTTATGGTTGTAACTCTTTTACCACATGTTAGCAATCTTTTGTTGCTAGCATTTTTTATAGTAATGTTATTTTATAACATCTATAAGTATGTGAGAGTGGTTAAGTATACAGCTTCAGGCGGTTTTAAGACATTCCTTGACGCTTCTAAAGCCACTTTTGTTATTTCTAATGACAAGTATGTTGAAATGCTAAATTTAGCAGGTTCAGAATATGACACATACTTGGCATCTTACGCACGCTATCGTTATTACTCTGGTACTACAGACAGTGCTGAGTATAATAAGGTGTGCATGGCATTCCTAGCCAAAGCCTTAGACAACTTTAAAACATCTGGTGGTTCTGTTCTATACACACCACCTAAGTTAACTGTTGTACAAGCAGGCATTAAAAGACTCTTGAGCCCTTCAGGTTCAGTAGAAAAATGCATGGTCTCTGTTCATTACAGAGGATTAACATTAAATGGTATCTGGTTAAATAATGTTATTTATTGTCCTCGCCACATCTTAGGCAAATATCAAGCCTCATTTTGGCAGGATGCAGTTAAAGTAGCAGATACTAGAGATTTTGTTATCAATTCTCAACACTCTAAAATTCAATTTAGACCTGTTGGTTTAAGACTTAATAATGCAATCTTACAGATTGTATTACCAACTGAGCAGAACAATCCTCATACACCAGATTATGAATTTGTCACTGCTAAACCAGGTTCATCGATGACAATAGCTTGCACTTATGATGGTATTGTTTCTGCAATCTATCATGTTATAATGCAAACTAATGGTCTCATCTATGCTTCATTTATGAATGGTGCGTGTGGTTCAGTAGGGTACACTCTTAAAAATGGTAAACTACTCTTACACTACATGCACCATTTGGAATTTAACAATAAAACTCATGGCGGTACAGATTTGAATGGCAACTTCTATGGAGATTATATTGATGAAGAAATAGCACAGTCTATTTCAAAAGCAGCTACTCTCACTGATAATGCACTTGCTCATATTTATGCGCATTTGTCAACGATATCAACCAAACCCAAATGGTTGTCTTATCAAGAATTATCAGTTGAAGATTTTAATGATTGGGCCAAGAATAATGACCATACTCAATTTCCATCTTGTGATGAAAATTATACTTATCTTGACGCATTAGCAAAGTCTACAGGTGTTTCTATTAAGAGAGTACTCTCAACATTAGTAACACTACATACTAATTGGGGCTCTGCTAGTGTATTAGGTATGTCAACTTTTGATCTTGATTTTACACCAGAAATGGTCTACAATCAGGCACCTATTACATTACAAGGTACTAAGAAATCTACCATTTTTACTTGGCTAGCTTCTGTAGCTTTTAACTTCATTGTTTATATGACAGCACTTATGTATGTCATACCAAACAATGTACTTTATATAGTAGTACCTGCTACATTAATGACTGCTATTGTTACACAGTTGTTTATTAAGCATACTACTGTTTACATGTTAGCATATTGTCTACCAATGGTGGTCTTATGCGTTTATAACACCTTTACTATCTGGGTGCCTAATACAATGTTTAGGCAGATAGTTTACTATGCATATACATGTTTCTATGAACCTTCAATAGCACAGTATATGGTATATTTATCAGTATTTTTAGTTTCTATAAATGCTGTTAAGTCACTTATAGTTGTTAGATCTAATATGCAGGCATTGTACGCTTTGTATAACTTTGTACGCTCAGCGCTTTTTGGTTATACAGCGACTATGTTATTGGATTCAGGTCTAGTTAATGCAACTTATATTGTCTGGTTTGTTGCTAGTATGTCTCCAACTGGTTCATTACTGGCAACACTTAATTGGTATTTAGCTGATTACATAGCGAGTAGCTTTCAGTTTGACTTGTTATGTAAAATGTTTATCTACCACACCTTAGGATTTGTAGTCTGTATGCGATTTGGTTTATACTGGTGGATTAATAAGTTTACTGGTATACCTGTCGGTACCTACAAATTTGTAGTATCCTCTGAACAACTTAAGTATATGATGGCAACTCGTATGAGCCCACCTAAGAATTTCGTAGAAGTCCTTATGACCAATATGAAACTTCTTGGTGTTGGCGGTAAACGTGATATTGCCATCTCTACAGTTCAGAATAAAACATTAGACATTAAGGCAACAGCTGTAATTATTGCGCAACTGTTGGAAAAAGTAGGCGTAACTAATAAAACTGAAATGTGTAAGAAAATTACACAGTTACACAATAAAGTATTAGCATCTAAGACAGCAGAAGAGGCGGAACCTCATCTGTATGCATTATTAGTCTATTTGCTACCACACTTTTCAAGTGATAATTTGGACAAGTACTTTGATAGTCTACTCCAGCATAAGCCAGTATTACAAGTTGTAGCTGATGCTTTTATTCACTTAGACTCCTATAAAATTTACAAGGACGCACAGCAAGCATATGATGAAGCTGTTGAGCGTGGTGCTGAAGCATCTGAGATCAAAAAGGCTTTGAAGGCTGTTAATATAGCAAAAGCTGAGTATGACAGAGATGTTGCTGCTGAAAAGAAGCTAGCAAAATTAGCAGATTCTGCTTTGAAGTCCATGTACTTGGCGGAACGGTCTGAAGATCGTAAAGCCAAGTTAACATCAGGTCTTACTGCTATGCTTTATCACATGTTACGTCGTGTTGACTCAGATAAAGTAAAAGCTTTGTTTGAATTAGCAAAGAGTGATGTAATACCTTTACATGCTATAACTGGCTCTTCAACAGATGGCTTAAAAGTCATAATTGGAGACCAGCAGACTTATGAACAGTATGTAACAGGCAATCAAGTTATCTTTAGAGGTCGCACGTATGTTATTAATACTATGTATGACCTTGATAATCAAATTTTACAGGAAAAACCACAAAGCTTTCCCATAGTTCTTGAATGTACAAAACTTAATGTTTTAGAAAAACTTCATAACATGGGATGGGACACTATAGACATAAAGCTCCAAAATAATGAGCTTTATGTACGTAATGTCTTCTGTGCTCAATCCACTTGTACCGATGCTAATGATAATCAGAGTACCGGTAAAACATTCTATGTGTCACAATCAGGTAATAAAATATTAGTTGCTGTGACATCTACTAATGACAACCTTAGAACTGTAACTGTCACTAAAGATGATGGTTCTAAAGTAGTCTTAAATTTAGAACAACCTATGCGCTTTGCTCACATGGTTAATGGTAAACACTTAAACACATACCTCTATTTTGTAGCCAATATAAAGACTATTTATAGAGGCATGATAATTGGTCATATCTCTTCTACAGTGTCTCTACAATCGAGTGGAACGTCTGTAGAATATCAAGAAAATAATTCTCTCTTAACTTATCTAGCGTTTGCTGTTAATCCTAGAGAGGCTTATCTAGCACACATTAGTAATGGTGGCAAACCTATTCAAGGAGCTGTACGTGTTATAGCACCTCAGGGCGAAGGGTTTGCCGTAACCACTAAACCACAACCCAATGCTATGCAACATGCATATGGCGGAGCATCTATATGTCTTTACTGTCGAGCCCATGTAACACACCCATCTATGGATGGCAGATGTAATTACAAAGGACGTTTTGTACATATAGATAAAGATCTTGAACCTACCCAATTTGCACTTACACATGAACCTTGCACTGCTTGTCACAGGTGGGTAAATCATGATTGTACGTGTACAAACCTTCAATTGGGTTATAGTTCAAACCAGAACAATAGTTATTTAAACGAGTAAAGGGTTCTAGTGATGCCCGCCTAGAACCCTGCACTAGCGACAACCGACCCGATGTCGTCGTTAGGGCGTTTAACATCTACAACAATGCCACAGCTGGCATTTTTAAATCAACAAAGAACAATTGTACCAGATTTAAATCCACTAGACCTGGTTCAATTATTAACAAGCCTGTACGCACCATAGAAACATTTTTTGTTACTAAGCAATGTACAGAAAATGTTTTTCGTGCAGAAGAGCAGTGCTATAATATGTTACCCAAGAGCATAGTATCTACAGATGATAAATTTTCTTGTGTAGCATATCATGATTTTTTCAAGTTTGATGGCGTCAACAATGTTGTACGTCGTCACTTGACTAAATACACACTTCTAGACCTTGTGTATGCTCTTAGACATCTTTCTACCTCTCAAGAGATAATACAAGAGATCCTAACAACAATGTGTGGTACATCAGAAGAGTGGTTTGTAGATGGATGGTACGATCCCATCGAAAACCCTACTTTTTATGATGAATTCCATAAACTTGGTAGTCTTATCAACAATTGTGTTGTAATGGCTAATAAATTTGCTGATACTTGCAAAACCGTAGGTCTAGTAGGTATACTTACAGCAGACAATCAAGACTTAGGCGGACAAATCTATGACTTTGGTGACTTTGTTGTCACACAACCAGGTAATGGTTGCATAGAAATGGATGCTTATTTGTCTTATATAATGCCATCTATGTCTATGACACATATGCTTAAATGTGAGTGTCTAGATGATAATGGTTCTTACAAGGACTACTCCATTTATCAGTATGATTTCACTGATTATAAAATGGAGCTCTTCAACAAGTACTTTCGACACTGGTCACAAACCTATCATCCCAATTGTGTAGATTGTGTAGATGATCGTTGTATTGTGCACTGTGCGAATTTTAACATTTTGTTTGCTATGTGTTTACCTAACACATGTTTTGGTAACCTATGCTCACAAGCTACTGTTGATGGACATCCAATAGTACAAACTGTTGGATTACATTCCAAAGAATTAGGCATTGTTATGAATCAGGATGTGAATAACCACATGTCTAATATTAACATGCCTACTTTATTACGTCTAGTTGGTGATCCTACTACCATGTGTTCAGTAGCTGATGCTTGTCTAGACTTACGTACTCCATGTCAAACTATTGCTTCTATAGCATCCGGTGCTACAAAGCAATCAGTTAAACCTGGACACTTTAATGCTCACTTTTATGAGCACGCCTTAGAATCAGGCATTTTGTCAGAAGACTCTGGCATTGACATAAGGCACTTCTACTATATGCAAGATGGGGAAGCAGCCATTAAGGACTACAGTTACTACAGGTACAACACACCAACAATGGTAGATATAAAACAGTTCCTCTTTGTCATGGAGGTGGCTGATAAGTATCTATCATTTTATGATGGTGGTTGTATACCAGCAGAAACTGTTGTTGTTAACAATTTGGATAAGTCAGCTGGCTATCCGTTCAATAAGTTAGGAAAAGCTCGTAATTACTACGACCTAACATATGCAGAACAAAATGCCATGTTTGAGTACACGAAGCGTAATGTGTTGCCCACAGTTACGCAAATGAATCTCAAATATGCCATCTCAGCAAAAGATAGAGCTAGAACTGTGGCTGGCGTGTCAATCATCTCAACGATGACTAACCGTCAATACCATCAGAAGCTTCTTAAGTCTATTTCTGTGGCTCGTAATCAGACTATCGTGATAGGAACAACCAAATTTTATGGAGGTTGGGACAATATGTTACGTAATCTGATGGCCAATATCAACAATCCCAAATTAGCTGGGTGGGATTACCCTAAGTGTGACCGTTCTATGCCAAATTTGTTGCGCATAACGTCTTCACTACTCCTAGCTAGAAAACATGCTTGTTGCACACATAGTCAACGCTTTTACAGATTGGCTAATGAATGTGCACAAGTCTTGTCTGAAATTGTCGTATCTGGCAATGTGATGTATGTTAAACCAGGTGGTACTAGCAGTGGTGATGCAACCACAGCTTATGCTAATTCTGTTTTTAACATACTTCAAGTAGTCTCAGCTAATATAGCTAGATTCATGTCAACCTCAGCAGCTACTCATCATGATGTGGATGTAATGCATTTACATCGTCAAATCTATGATGACATCTACAGAGGTAATTCTAATGATAGTGTAGCAATACAGTCATTTTATGAACATCTACAGAAATATTTCGGATTGATGATTCTGTCTGATGACGGTGTTGCCTGCATTGATCAAGAAGCTGCCAAACAAGGTATGGTAGCAGATTTAGACGATTTTAGAGACGTCTTGTTCTACCAGAACAATGTTTACATGTCTGACAGTAAATGTTGGATAGAGACAGACATGAGTAAAGGACCTCATGAGTTTTGCTCACAACACACTGTGTTGGCAGAATATGATGGGGAGCCCTGTTACTATCCCTATCCTGATGTCTCAAGAATATTAGGTGCATGTATCTTTGTCAATGAGACAGAAAAGACTGACCCAGTTCAAAATCTTGAACGTTATATCTCATTGGCTATAGACGCATACCCACTCACAAAAGTGGATAACAAGAAAGGTAAGGTGTTCTACGTCTTACTAGATTACATTAGAAAGTTGGCAAATGAGTTGCAGGAAGGTATCATGGATGCATTTCAGACATCTACTGATACTTCCTACATCAACAATTTTGTCACAGAAAACTTTTACTCTGATATGTACGCTAAAGCACCTGTCTTACAGGCAACAGGATCATGTGTAGTTTGTGGCTCACCTACCATCCTACGCTGCGGTGAATGTATCAGACGTCCTTTACTTTGTTGTGTCTGTTGTTACAATCATGTAACTCGTACAGACCACAAGCGTGTCATTGCTATCAACAACTACATCTGTAGTGTTGAAAATTGCAATGAAGATAATGTAGAAGAACTGTTCATTTCAGGAACAGCCATTTACTGCAGAGCACATAAGCCTGTACTCTGTATACCTATAGTTGCTAATGGTACTGTCTTTGGCATCTACAGACACACTGCACGTGGTAGTGATGACATAGACCTTTTTAACCAGTTAGCAACATCTGACTATACTACAATAGAACCATATCAACTCGCCAATAAAGCTCCAGTGCCGTTGATGTTGTTCGCTGCAGAAACTATAAAAGCAAAGGAAGAGGCTATTAAGCGCTCCTATGCTACAGCAACTGTCAAGGAAGTTTATGACTCCAAGCTCATTAAACTCTCTTGGGAGCACAATAAGAAAGTACCACCCATTACTAAGAATCATATCTTCACTGGTTACCACTTTAATAAAAATGGAAAGACACAGGTCGGAGATTATATTCTAGTTAAGTGTGATGGTGACTCTTATTCATACAAGGCCACTTCAACCTACAAACTACAGGTTGGTGATGCTCTTGTATTAATGTCTCATGTAGTAACACCTCTGTCAGCACCACCAATGCTAGCACAGACTAACTACACAAAACCACAACAATATGCATCGCCATCAGAAGCAGCGTTCTATGCAACGCACTTCAAGTCTTATGACTCGATAGCGAAGCAAAAGATTACAACAGTATTAGGTCCTCCAGGCACTGGTAAATCAACTTTTGCTATAGGTTTAGCTAAGTATTTTCCAAATGCCAGGATCTGTTACACAGCATCTTCACATGCTGCCATTGATGCACTATGTGAAAAAGCTTATAAAACACTGCCCAGAGAACAATGTTCACGTATTGTACCCACGCGCACTACAGTTGAATGCTTCTCTGACTTTGTTGTTAACAATACAACTGCAAAGTATGTTTTCTCTACTATCAATGCATTGCCTGACATAAAATGTGACATTGTAGTAGTGGATGAAATTTCAATGTTGACAAACTATGAACTTTCCTCAGTGAACGCTCGTTTGTCTTACAACCACATTGTGTACGTAGGAGACCCCTACCAGTTACCATCGCCACGTACTATGTTAACTAGTGGTCAACTCCAACCAGTTGACTACAATGTAGTTACATCAATTATGGTGCAAGCTGGAGCAGATGTTATGTTAAACATCTGTTTTAGATGCCCAGCAGAAATCGTGTACACGGTTTCTAAGCTTGTTTATGATAACAAGTTACTGAGTGCTAAGCCTGCTTCTAAGCAGTGTTACAAAGTCATAGTTAACAATGGAAACAATGACATCTGCTATGAAGGTTGTTCAGCATTCAACCAAATACAGTTAGACTTCGCATTGGCTTTTGTACAACACAAGCGATGGACTAACTCAACTTTCATCTCGCCATACAATGCAATGAATGTAAAAGCATCAATGGCAGGTTTTAACACACAGACAGTGGATTCCTCGCAGGGCTCTGAGTATGACTATGTCGTATTCTGTGTCACTACGGATTCAGGACATGCACTAAACATGGCGCGTCTGAATGTTGCACTCACAAGAGCAAAAATTGGGATACTCGTTGTGTTTCGCAATAATGACGAACTTTACAAGCAGCTAGAGTTTGAGGAGCTGGATGTACGAGCTGTAGTGTACTCTACAGTGGGGAAGAGTACTCAACCCCAGGTCCAGTCTCTAGAGGATGAAAACCGTTCGAGTACTCGTTCGGGCCTTAGTGGTACTGGGCTGACTTCCTTGTTCAAACGATGTGCTATTAACTATAATGGTCTACCACCTCAATATGCATTGACGTGGAATGATGTAGGCCAAGATTACAAATTACAAGAACCTCTTGCTAAAATAGTTGGCGTAGAGGACGAAACTACTATTAGCTATAAATATCTTGTTTCATGCTTAGGTATGGTTATGTCAACTAGCATAGAAACCTATCATTCTATGTTTTTGACTAAACAAGATTCCAAGAAATATGTCAACTCCTGGATAGGATTTGATGTTGAAGCAGCCCATGCTATAAAACCTCATACAGGTACCAATCTACCATTACAATTGGGGTTTAGCACTGGACATAATTTTTCTGTGATACCAGAGGGTTTATGGGTTACTGAGACTGGTACTTGCAACGATCTCGTAGCAGCAAAAATCCCACCTGGTGTACAGTTTTCTCATCTTAAGAAGGACATGAAAAATGGCAAACCATGGACTTCTATAAGGCCAAAACTTGTCCAATTAATAGCAGAAACAACTATGGATTCTGACTTTGTAACATTTGTTACTTGGGCACATCAATTAGAACTTGCCACTATGCGTTACTTTGTAAAAATAGGGCAAGAACAGAAGTGTGATTGCGGGCGTCGTGCTAACTTTACCACTAAAGAAGGCACGTCATATGGCTGCAAAATCCATTATCATGGCTTTGACTATGTATATAACCCATTTTTAGTAGATGTTGCTAATTGGGGTTATACTGGTAGCCTCTCTTCAAATCATGACCCGATCTGTCATTATCACAAAAATGCACATGTAGCTTCATCAGATGCAGAGATGACTATATGTGTTGCTATAAACCATCTTTTTGATAAGGTAGATTGGGATTTGACTTTTCCCATTACACCTGAAAACGATGCACTTAACAAGGCCTGTCGGTTAGTACAGTCTAATTATTTAGACATTCTTTTGACAACAACTAAGGCAAAAATTGTCCATGATGTTGGTAATCCGAAAGGCATTAAGGCAGTACACAAACAAGGTGTCAACTACAAATTTTATGACATGCATCCTGTTAGTGCTAAAGTTCAGAAGTTGCGTTATACTTCAGACTATGAGACACACATCCAGGATGGATTGTCTATGTTTTGGAATTGTAATGTGGATGTCTACCCATCAAATGCGCTAGTTTGTAGGTATGATACCCACAAGCAAAAACATCTTATTGGACCCAATGGCTCTGCCTTGTATATCAATAAGCATGCATTCTTGACACCACCTATGCCTGTCTATGCTACACACAAGCTAAGACTCGCACCCATTGTCTATTACTCACACACTGACTGTTCAACAGAACAGCCTATAGTAATGACAGCAAGAGACTGTATCACACGCTGTAACAATGGTTCTACCATCTGTGCTAAGCATGTGTCAGAATACAACATGTTTGTCCAGTCAGTAAATCTGATGGCGAAACATGGATTCAATGTCTACGTACCAAAAGACATTAACCTCTATAATTGTTGGCTCAGTTTCACAAATCTTCAAACTTTAGAAAACCTAGCCTACAATTGTTACTACAAGAATACAAACCAGCATGTTAATGGCAGTTTAGATGTCATTATCAATAACAACACAGTCTCTACAGTAGTGGATGGTAAAACTGTCAAACTGTTTGAGAATTACACCAACTTGCCTGTCTCAGTTGCCTTTGAACATTACACAAACCGGCACACTGACACAATACCATCTATTTCACTCCTAGCTTCGCTAGGCATTACATGTACAAGAAACTTTACAGTTTGGCGTGAAAATGATACTGTTTTCACTAACACTATAAATGTTTCTGCTTACACTGATGTTTTACCAGACAAGTACACAGTACTCATGGACGAACGCTATGGAACTTCTTATAGTGAGTTTTGTCAATATGACAATGCTGTGTTCTTATCACCCTTCTTATACAAAAAAGCAAAACCAATTGTCATAACATTTCTGACTAAGAATGGTGTACGAGTGTACGACTGTACACTTTACATCTATTGGAGATACAATGGCGAATTTCAACAAATCACAGACACACTATACTCTCAGCAGCGTAGTGTTGTAAACTTCAAACCATTGACAAAAATGGAAGCAGATTTTTTGTCAATGACTCAAGATCAATTTATTCAAACCTATGACCTGACAAATCTAGGCGTTGAACACATTTTGTATGGCGACACTTCTAAAACAATTTTAGGAGGTTGCCATGCACTCATCTCTTTAGTACACTCTGAATTTAGTTCAGATTTTGTCACACATCTTTTCAACCCAGTACAGAACATGATTGTAACAGCTGATAATGGAAGCTCTAAAAATGTGTGTTCCGTGGTTGATCTTACAATAGATAACTACATAGACATTATTAGGCAAGCCCATAGTGTCTACGAAACAAAATCTAAAGTCTTTACAGTTGTCATAGACAACATGCCCATTAAATTCACTATTTGGCACGATAGCCAAAAAGTTGACACATTATACCCACTTGTACAAGCCTTGACTAATGGATATCAGATGCCGTCAGTATACAAACATGTACAAGTTGATCGACAACCATGTGATATAAAGAACTATCATGAATATGTTCCAAAATATCCAGGTGTCACTAAAAATGTTTTGAAGTACAGACAATTGTGCCAGTACATCAATAAAGTTGACAAACTAGCAATACCACACAATATGACTATATTGCACTTGGGAGCTGCTAGTATACAAGAAACTGCACCTGGAACAACAGTCCTTAGACAAATGTTTCCAGAAGGTACAGTTATTATAGATCTTGACATTAGAGACTTTGTCTCAAATGCCTATCAAGTTATTGTTGCTGATTACCGTACTTACATGCCACCACAACATGTAGACGTAATCTTTTCCGATCTATACTCCAATGAAGGTGAGTCTTTCTTTAAGAACCTGGTTCATATAGTTAAGAACAGACTTGCTATAGGAGGATCTATGTTTATAAAATTCACAGAAACTTCTTATTCAGCAGAGTTATATGAACTCGCTGGATATTTTAGTGATTACAATCTTTTTACAACAGCAGTTAATGCCACTTCCTCAGAAGTATGGCTCTGTTGTTTCAATTACCTTAATGAATGCAAAACTGTTATAAATGGAGAACAGCTGCATTCATCTTACATATTATGGAGAAACGAAACAATATTAACACCGACTTATTCTACTCTTGCTGATAACAACGGACTTTGCTTCAAACTGAAAGCAACGCCTTGTGTCACGGAGAAGGAATACGTGAAAAAACCTATACTAAAACTACTTGTTGCAGAGGGTAAGTTGCTTGTAAAGCCACCCACAAGATGCAATGTGTTGTTTTAGTTTTAACATTAATTTCAATAGTAACATCAAGACCCAATTCTTTCGCGGATAGAGTCTTTGATGCCCTCACATTCCCACATGCATCTAACTATCTGCATGTGGGTGATAAAACGCCTTCGAGACCACAACTATTACAGGCCAGAAATCAAGGAAATTATAGTGCCATCTGTCCTGAAAATGGTTACATTACAAGCACCTCTTATGATCTATCTAAGATTTATTATCTTACAGACGGTGATTATCCAATAGATGGTGTGTATAAATCCCTTCAACCTCTTAAAGTTACTTGTGTTCCAGAATGGCATGGCAACTCTAACTTTAATGACACCACTGGCTGGAAACATTATTTTGATGGTCGCATAAAACAAAACCCTAACACCATATGGTGTCCATGTTCGCAATCTGGACCTGGCGGTGCGCAGCATAATGCAGCAGGTAATTCTACGGAATATATTAGGTTTCACTCTAATATTACCACATCCGTTAGCAACCTGCTGCGCCTTTATGCTGTAGACAACCAATATTACTATTTTGGTTGCACCCCTACTCCAACACCACTCACATTTAATCTTACATCTGAAAACATAACATTGTTCACCGCTGAAGAGCAAGTGCACTACTGTTATGCTAATATAAATGGTACTGTCTCATACATAGGAGTATTACCACCAAAAATTACCGAGCTCACTGTTGGCCGCTATGGTGACATATTTGTCAACGGTTTTCTCTATTTTAAAATACCCAATGTTATAGAGTATGTACAGTTGTCACATACCATACCACATAACAAACAATTTTACACTGTGTTCTATGCTAATATGACACAAGTGCTTCTAAATATTAGTATGGCATCTATTAATAGATTGCTTTATTGTGACAAAGACTCCTATTCTTCTATAGCATGTGCAGTCAACCAGTTTGAGCCTGCTAATGGTTTTTACTCAACCTCTGCTATAGAAAAAATATCCAGGAAGTTTACGTTTGTCACCATGCCGACTGTTCAGAATCACAGTTATTACTCCATAAACCTAACCATAGGAGGCTGTGGGCATGGTGAATATCCACACCTGTCTAATAAAACAGGTTGTTACCGCACTGATGCCTCAAACATTAATGCAAAACAAATCACATTTGTTATTAACACATATACTCATGACAATTGGATCCAATGGGCACACAAGCCAGGAAATTGCCCATGGGCTTTAAATAAAATTAACAATTATAACACAGCTGGAACCTTGCAAGTGGTACCAGAAAATCAAGCAACATGTTGTACAGACAATCAGGCTAGCTGGTTATATCTTGCATCATGGACCTCAGTAAATGTTAAAGTTTGCTTTAACTATCAGCCAGGTACAACAATTAGTATTCAACCACAACAAACTGGCGTAGCAACTGATATATCAGTTATCTACGAGAATGAGTGTGTTGATTACAACATCTATGGAAAAACTGGCACAGGAATTATCCAGTCCACAAATGTCACTTTGCTAGCTGGCAGAACCTATACTTCAGCTTCTGGTCAACTATTAGCATTTAAATATCTGTCTAATCAGACTATTTATTCAGTCACACCTTGTGACTTTTCAAATCAAGTTGCTGTTTACAACAAGTCTGTTATTGCAGCAATATTGCCTCAGAATAAAACCATCTTTGGTTTAACTAACATACAAGAGACTCCCAATTTCTACATAGCAAACAATGCTCATCAACAGCAGCGTTTTGCTATGTATATGGAACCTCTCAATTCTCAACAACCTGATTGCACACCAGTACTCACCTATGCTCAAATAGGTATATGTGCTGATGGACAGTTTGTCCAAGTGCAACCTGAAAAATCTCAACCTATGTCCACAACACCAATAGTGGCTGTGAACATAACAATACCTAAAACTTTTAATATCTCAGTTCAAACTGAGTATATTCAAATCTCAACAGATAATATAGTAATAGACTGCCAGCGGTATGTCTGTAATGGCAACCCCAGGTGTCTGATGCTATTATCACAATACCAATCTGCATGCTCAACAATTGAACAAGCATTACACCAAAAGGCAAGACTTGAGTCTTTGGAGTTGAGCACAATGCTTGCTTATTCCCCAAACACTCTCCAGCTTGCCAATGTAAGCAACTTTCAGTCCAATAACATGGGCTTCAACCTTACAAACCTACTTCCGCAGAATAACTCACCTCAGAAAAGGTCAGTCATTGAGGATTTATTGTTTTCAAAAGTAGTAACTAATGGATTAGGAACTGTAGATGTTGATTATAAGAAATGTACTAAAGGCTTGTCTATTGCAGACTTGCCTTGTGCTCAGTATTATAATGGCATTATGGTTCTTCCAGGAGTTGCTGATTCAGGTTTACTAGCAGCATACACAGCCTCTCTTACAGGTGGCATGGTATTTGGTGGACTCACGTCTGCTGCTGCTATACCTTTTGCTACAGCTGTACAAGCACGACTTAACTATGTAGCACTTCAAACTGATGTACTCCAGCGTAATCAACAAATACTTGCTAATGCCTTTAACCAGGCTATGGGTAATATTACACTGGCTTTTAAAGATGTTAAAGAAGCTATCGCGACAACAGCTGATGCTATCAGAGTAGTTGCGGGAGCTTTAGATAAAATCCAACAAGTTGTCAACTCCCAGGGTCAGGCACTATCAAAGCTGACTGGTGAATTGCAAAGAAATTTTCAAGCCATTTCAGCCTCAATAGAAGATATCTATAACAGGCTGAATGACATAGAAGCAGATGCACAAGTTGACCGACTCATCACCGGAAGACTTGCAGCACTAAATGCATTTTTGACACAAACACTAACTCAGGCCAATGAAGTAAAGGCAGCCAGAGAGTTAGCACTTCAGAAAATTAATGAGTGTGTCAAAGACCAATCGAAACGTTATGGATTCTGCGGTAATGGCTACCATTTGTTCTCAATAGCAAATGCAGCACCAAAAGGATTCATCTTCTTCCACACTGTCCTGCAACCAGAAACAACCATAGAAATACAGGCTATAGCTGGTTTCTGCGTTAGTGACAGACAAACCTATAATTACTATAGCTCTAACATGGAAGGCCAAGCCTACATAGCTAGAGATACAACTCAAACCATTTTCCTACATGAAAATGGTACATATATGATTACACCGCGAAAGCAGTATCAACCTAGAACCCTAGCACAGGCGGATGTTGTGAAAATATCTACCTGTGATGTAACTTATGTCAATCTCACCAGTATTGAGTTTGAACAACTAATACCTGAGTATGTTGACATCAATTCCACAGTAGAAGGAATTCTCAACTCAACGCTTCCAGGAAAAATACCAGACCTTAATATTGGTCATTACAATAATACGATCCTTAATCTCACCACTGAGATTAATGACCTACAATCCAAAGCTGAAAACCTCTCTATGATAGCTTATCAGCTAGAGGAGTATATTAAAAATATAAACAACACACTTGTAGACCTAGAATGGCTAAATCGTGTTGAAACTTACCTTAAATGGCCATGGTATGTCTGGCTAGCAATAGCGTTAGCATTTACAGGATTTGTGACCATTTTAATAACAATTTTCCTCTGCACTGGATGTTGTGGAGGTTGTTTTGGTTGCTGCGGTGGCTGTTTTGGACTGTTCTCTAAAAAGATTGATCCTATGAGGCAGTACATGAACCGTTACGAGACACCAACCTCTAAAAGTGACGACGCAATACCCATCATCTATAAAAAGAATTGGTGATGGAAGATTACGTTATCACTATACCAGCAATATACATCTTAGTGGCAGTTATTCTACTAGGCTGTATTGTTTTTCTACTTCTTATTAAGACATGCTTAGCATGCTGTGACTTTTTCACGCGCACCTACACATGTATATTACACACCGTAAAACCTATTTACGTTTATCTCAAACCTGCTCCTGTAGTGAGTAAGGAAGACTATATCAAATTTCATAAGTTCCCTCGAAACGACTGGCACCATGTCTGACGCTGCAGAGTGGCAACTCATCGTATTTATCATCTTAATCTGGGCCTTAGGCTTCATACTCCAAGGAGGGTATGCAGCAAGACATAAGGTCATTTATGTAATAAAACTAATACTGCTTTGGCTGCTCCAGCCTTTCACACTAGTAGTCACTATCTGGACTGCAGTAGACAATGGAGCCCAACCAAGCAGTGCAGTGTTTATTATTGCTATTATCTTCGCCATACTAACTTTCGTTATATGGCTGAAGTACTGGTATGACTCCATCAGACTTGTAATCAAAACAAAGTCAGGTTGGAGTTTCTCTCCAGAAACTAGACTACTTGTGTGTGCAATTGATGGAATGGGTAATGTCAAATGTGCACCAGTAGATCATTTACCAACAGCTCTCACTCCTGTCCTTGTAATGGGAAGGTTTATGCTAAACGGGCAGCTCCTTATGGCACAACAAACTGTGCAGACAGCTCCTAGAGCTTTGTATGTCATGACACCGAGTCAGACATATCATTTTACTTTGAAGAAAACTTTTCAAGATCCAGACTTCAAAGACACAGCCACATTTTGTTACCTTGTCGACCGCATTTCCAAGGCAGATTTGCAGAGTGTGACAACAGGCAGCAATTACGCACTGTACAAACACCTTTAATGTGCAACTGCAAAAAGCACCTAAAGCACCTTAAAGATGCATGTTTGTATTCTAACTGGAAGAGCTACACTTACTTTATTGATGACCCATTCACAGAAATTAAATGTTTTGCTCTTACACTTACTACTCTTGTGCGTAGTGATCCCTACGTTAGTCACTCGTTACCTAATACTTATTGCATTAACAATGAATACTTTTGCTTGCAAAATGGTCGTTCGTTCAATGCAGAGTGGGTTATTACTCCAAACATTGAAGTTGGAATAATTAATAACACCTAATCTTACAGAATGGCTGTCCCGCGTGTGCCACGCGCTGACGCATCCTGGTTCCAGCCTATTAAGGCTCAGAATAAGAAAATCACAGCACCTTCTTTCAAGAAGAATGGTGTTCCCGTAAATGCATCACTCCAGGCAGCCGATCAACACGGCTACTGGTTGAGATACAACAGAACAAAATCTGGAGGAGGATCAATACCTGCAGCATTCTCCTTTTATTACACAGGCACAGGCCCTTATGCAACTCTAAAATTCGGTGAGACTCCGTCTGACCGTATTACTTGGGTCAAAGGACCTAGTGCTGTCACAACCAACAAACCCAAAGTCGCCAAACGCGACCCAGACAAACACCCACTACTTCCTCTCACTTTTCCACCTGGAGATGGAGTAAACACAGGACTGCGTGTAGATCCTTTTCAAAACAGAGGCAGAACCATGGACAGAGGTCCCAACCAACGTTCATCATCTGCCCCTGTTGACTCAGGAAATCGCAATCAACGCGCACGATCCAAATCAGCACCGAGCAGAACAAACCCCAAAACGCACCAAATACCTAAGAGAACTCTCACTAAGGGAAAGACTATTAGTCAAGTCTTTGGTAAGAGAACCCCAGGAGGTGCTAATGTTGGTTCTGCAGACACTGAAAAAGCAGGGTTTACGGACCCAAGACTAATGTGCCTTATGAGACATACTCCTGGCACTCAAGAATTACTTCTGGCTGGACATCTAGATCATGACATACAACCAGAAGGAGTATACCTTAAATTTACATATACCACACAGGTTAAGCGTGACTCTGCTGAATATGATAGAGTCATTGCAGCACTTAACAACGTGGTCAATCAGAAATATGATGCAGACAATCTGCCATCTCAGAAACCTAAGAGCACCAAACCGAAACCCAAAAAGGAAAAGAAGGAACGTGCTCCTCCTAAACAACAACAGAAGGAACAGAAGCAAGAACCTCAGCACGAATCTGAAGACACTAAGAAGATTCAGTGGGCCGAAGACGACACCGACTTTGCAGCCTCATTTTCTTAAATGTGTGATCACACTCTGACTCCTTGTAGTCTAAATCCTTCTTATTATGCAGAAACTTTTGATGAAGCAGCTTCAAAAGTTCTTTCAGAACTTATTAACACTGGGACAACAAATTCCAGTCTTGCTCGTAAGGTTGTTGGCTATGACCACATTTGGAAAATTCATTGGCAGCGATCACCTGGTTCATCAGAAGGCTGTTGTATAACTGTTATACAATGTCTACCTGGTGAAGCAGTGTGGCCTATGTATCTCAGATCTGGTCTAACCTACAATATACCTAATTACACCAAATCTTAAGATTTTATAATGCTACCCTACCAGTGGCTTATAAAGTCTTATGTCAATCTATTCAACCTCACTCATCATGAAAAAGAATTCACACTTTGGCTAATTTTACTTCTAACAACACCAGCAATGTGGTTTTTAGTGGCACTATTAGCAAAACCTTCCATTATTACCTGTAGACATCATACTACAGCATTTGACACAGACGAGCAGGCATACGGTACCGAAATACTAGTAGATCGCGTATGTCTACTCGTGCAGAGAATCACCCTATGGCTAACTAACACTGCACGAAGGTTAGTAGCTTCTGATTAGATGTAAAACCAATCAAGAAAATGAATTTATGGCAAGCTAAATGAAGAAACCAGAAGATCTGTATTCAAGAGTAGTGATTGACTCTTGAATTGTAGCAGATGCCTCCCAGAGGAAAGCGTCACTTAGTTTGTCTTATTTATGAGTAATCATTGGGGAATTTAATTTGGACTTAAATTGGATGGGGTAGCAAAAAAAAAAAAA